TTGGATCTGATCCTGTTAATGCTCTACTACGAATGTTTGCAATATCAATTCCTGGTTGAGCTGGAAGAGATTCATCTTTACGAGTTGCTTTATCTAAAGCTCCTATTCCTAAACCTATTGCAAGAGGTTGTTTCCAGTTAACTTGTTGACCACCAATATCGCTAGGTGTGCCTAGCCAATTTGCAAATTTTGAACCTGTTATTGCTCCTGTTATATCAGTTGCAATATCTCCAATTTTTCCTGGAAGTGCTGTTGCACCTGTTAAAATAGTATTAAGAAGAGAACTTTTATCTTCACCACCGTCACCTGTACCTGTATATACTCCTTCAGTTCCAGTTATGCCAATGTTTTTAGCTAATTGATCTAAGCCACCAACTGGGTTAGGTGAAACAGTTCCTTCTCCACCAGGGCCAAGTACTAAATCTTTACCACCTAATAAATCTCCTAACCAATTCTGTCCCATTCTATCTCCAGGTGTTCCAGTAAATGGAATCCCAAACTGATTTAATAAAGCACCAGCTGCAACTGATGATAAAATAGGATTATCTTTAATTTCATTTGGAATAATATCGTCTACGAATTTGTCTTTAATACCTTGGAACCATGATCCAATACCATATCTTTTTCTACCATCGACTCCTGCAATACCACCATAAGCTAAATTTTGTTTTCTCTTTTGAGTGTATGTAGGGTTTGCCATTCCACCATAAGCATGAACAGAAAGATATGGAGATTGTGAGCTTAAAGGTCTAGGACCTTTTATTCCAAACATCATTCTTTCCCATTCCTCATCAGTTATTCCTGGTGGTCTAACTAATTGACCTCCTTGATAACCAACTCTACCACCTTTTGCCATTTTTGATTCTGCTATAATTTGTTCCATAAAATCTCTAAATGGCATTGGTCTCATTCCTTGCTCTTCCATTTCAAAAACGTATTGTTCATACATTTCTACTATCATAGGATCGGCCATAGCCATTAATTGTTGATCTGGAGATTTAGGTCCTTGATTACCTGAGTAGGTAATTTCCCCTGCGCCTGTGTTTAATGATGTTATTCCTGTTCTATCTATAGCCATAATTTTTATGTGTTAATTTTTAAAGAGCAGGAATTTAACCTGGGTTTGTAATAATACTTGTTTTTCATAATTAAATCAAGCCTATGATGTTACTTCTCTAGGTTTAATTTCAAGCGCAGACAGCACGACATGTAGTCTATTAGCTGTTGCTGCGGTTACTTTTACTACTTCACTTTCTGCAACCACTAAAGGTTGAGATAGCAATTCTGATGTTCCATTAGCTGATATGGATTTGGTCTTAAATAGGCTAAAAACAGCGTCATCTGTATCAGTTATAGTCACTGTTATAGTATCAGAATTACCTGAATCCTCAGATACGAGTATTGATTTTATAACAGCTGTAGTAGCTGATGGTACAGTGTACAATGTAGTAGCACTATTACTAGTTAAATCCTTCTTTTTGTTTACAAATGTATTAGCCATTATGCCATAAAGAAGCTTTCTGCTTCTGCCTCATCTTTTAAATCCTGTTGAAAGGATGTGTTTAATTTTTGTACTATACTATCAACATCTCTAACAAATGATTGTTGTATTTGTTGATCGTATTTCTCTAGTGGTTGTGTCAATGATTGTACTATTCTAGCCATATTAAATCCTAAATATACTCTCTGGACTCACTTGATATTGATTTATCAATTGATTCATTTGTGTTAAGGTATTCATACCTCTTTCATTTAAAGCTCCTTTATCTGCATACCCTTGCAGTATCATTCTTTTTCTCATTATCTCATTTATTTGAGCTGTTTGTTGGTCTGTTGGTTGAAATTTTTTAATACTTGCTTTCATAACATTTTGAGTTTTTTGTTGACCATCTCTTTCAGTAGGAATAGGTTGTTTTTTATAAGGAAGAGCATATCGTGATCCTATATTAGAAAATGGATTAAAACCACCAAATAAAGATGCAATACCTAAAATAGGATTAAGAAAACCTAGTCCCATTTTATTAAAAAGAAAGCTTCTAATCATTGATACAGGATTAAAAAATTTACCTAAACCTCCCATTTTATCTGTAAAACTACTAATTCCTGTTTGAGCTCCTGGTGCAAAACTTTTCATTCTACTTAAAAGACTTCTTTCCAATCCTGTTTTAGGAACAAGATTTTTTAAAGTTGATAAACCATAATCAATTAAACCTTGTCTACGAGTATCAGTTGTTGGTGCTTTTAATGTTAATCCTTTTTCAATTGCACTTTGAATTTCATTAAAGTCATATCCTTTTTTGGACATGTCTTTTATTAAATCCCAATCCTGTGCTCTTTCATAGTCTTCAATTATTTCTTTGTCTTCTATAGTATAATCAGATTCATCTTTTGCCATGACATCGTCTATTGATTTTTTAGTAGGGTCTTCAAAATATCGTTCTGGATCTTCTCTTGGATCAACACCTTTAACTCCTCTCATACTTAAAGGAACTTCAACTCCTTTAACCATTTCGTAAGGTTCTTTTTCTTCCCCTGTATCTCTATGTGGAGTAATTTTTGGTCCTGTATATTTTTCAGGTTTAGGTTCAGTATCTCCAGGTACAGTTTCTGTAACTGGATCTGGATCTTTGTAAACAGATGCAGGTGCAGGTGCAGTATATTGTTGTGCAATGTATTGTTCTCTTGCATCACCACCGCCGCCTCCGCCGCCGCCTCCGCCGCTTTGATTGCCGCCAGTGTTACCACCATAATTTCCACCAGATGACGCTCCACCTGCTGGTCCTTTACTAGGGCTTGTGTCTCTACCTTGATAACCACCACCAAATCTATAACTAATTCTTTTATCTATCATTATCTTCTACCATCTGGTTGTATGTCTAATCTAAATGTTCCAAGTTTCCAGTGTTGTCCAGTACTTGTATTGTCTACTTTTAAAGATACGGCTCTTGCTCTAGCACGTGTATCTATTTTAGTTGTACTTGTAGTTGTATCAAAAGGACCTAACGAAGAACTAGCTTCTGAATCTGTTGGATAGCTTTTTAATAATAATGTAACTCTTGCATCTCCAGTTTGAGTTAAAAAATCTGGAAGTACTCTTCTAATTTTCATCATGTATTCACCATCTCCTCTTAAGTCTGCTCCACCACCTTGTGTTGCTGCTATGTCAAAATCACCTGATTGAATATTTGCAGCAATAGCTGAAGACGCACCATCTTTAATAGCATTAACTCCTGTTTCATGTTCATAGTAATAAGTAACGCCATCTGTATTACCTACAGTGGAATCATTTGTGCCATCTGATACATATTCTGTTGCATGTGGTTTACCAAATATATGTGAATCTGACCATGCGCTTCTTGCAAGTGAACTTGTAGTCCACACAGGTCGTTCTGGTGTTGAGTCCATATAATTATAAGTCACTGATCTATTATTAGATGCAGCACCACTACCAGGATAGAACCATGTAACTTCACCAAATAGGTTATTGAGTCCTGCAAAGATATGGTTTTTAGGAACTGTATTAATATCATCGTAAACATAGTCTTCAACTAAACATGGTAGAGATTCTAATCTACCAGTATATCTAAAGAAACCATTCTCAGACATCCAATAAGCAGAACCATCAACTTCAACGGCTGCACTCTTTCCAATCAATCCACAGTTCGTTCCAACTTGTTGAAATGAAAAAGTAAATGGAGCACCAACAAATCTCATAATAAATAAAGATGTATCAGTCCAAATATAAATTGCGTCTCGACCTCTTAAAGCTCCCACGATCCGTGTTCCATCGGCCAGTCTCTGTGTACCAGCAGTATTGGTTGCTGAAGGCGCCCAAGAAGTTGTTGCATCAATTGATTCTTGATCCGACCATCTAATATACATATCGTCTTGTGTTGACGTTGTTCCAATTGTTGTTTCAGTTCCAAAACAAATTAAGTGTCTATCAGGAGTAGATACTAAAGTTTGTATTGCTGCTGTTGGTGCATTAGCAACAATCGTTGCTCTTGTAGATGTAGCACCTGTTGCATCTGAATCCCATTCAAAAGTTGCGCCATCCACGATGGTTGCAATAAGTTTATTTCCATAATTGTCCAAGGTCCAAAGACCAGGAGCTGTTACAATGTCACCTGTTTGTGAAGCACCCCATTTCGTATAGTCTGATGCATCATAAACAGTTGCTCCATCACTATGTGATGCAGCAGTTGTGTTGTCTGATCCTCTAGTTAGTCCTGATAAAGTATCTGTTCCTGTAGTATTTGTTGTATAAGCAATACGCTCATTATCTACTAAGATAGTTCCTGATGCAGGCATACCTCCTGAATCAGCTAGAACAATACTAGTTGAAGAATTTGTTAAAGCGCCATTTAAAGTAGATGTAATTTCTCCAGCTACAGTACCACCCCAAAGACCTAATCCCCAACCAGCAGCTGATGCCTCAACTGCAGGGCCTATTGAATAAAAATGTTGAACTCTTATTCCACCAGAAGTACTAGCTCCTGATCCAGATTCAGCTGATCCCATTTCAATTGTTAGTGTTGTTGAAGTTGGAACCGTTGTTACCATGAAATTTGTATCGTCAAAATCACCAGAACTAAAATTAGAATCTGTGATAGCTGTAAAATTATCTAAACGAATAATGTCGTATTTGGATATGTTATGATCAGATGAAAAAGTTAATGTAACAGTTGCATCACCATTAGTTGTGGTAAATGCATTAGTTAAAGTTGTTGTAGCTTTAATAGGAGTAATGTCATAAAACGCTCCTCCTGAATATACATATAAAAATCTGTTTGTACCAAGGGCCGCATACTTAATACCACTTGCATTAACAAAATGATGTAGTGCTGTATTTCTACCTGTAAGAGTGTTGTCTCCTAATTGAGCCCAGCCACCTATTTTTTCAGGAGTTCCATATCTAAAACGTACATAGTCGCCACTTCTCCATTGGCCTTCGCCACCTGTGGCTGTAACTTGTTTATTGAATCCTGGATCAAATCTTAATTTTTGTAGCATATATAACCATTATATTATTTATTCCCCACTTTGGGAATACCTAACATCGGCCTTTTGTCGAACCTGTTTTCTTCAGCAAAAGGACCATTCACATGGTTATAATGAAGGAATACTTGAGCGCAAACATTTCCTTCAAAAGGTTCTCTCCAATGCTCTAATTTACATCCACTATACACTAGCATATCTCCTACTTCAAGCAAGACTTTAGTGCCTTCTGGAGCATTAGGTTTATGTATATTTTTGTATTCATCTATGACTGTATCAGCCCCTGTTCCATCTATAAATATAGGCCAGGGATCGCCACCTAGATTTATTGTAGTAGATATTTCACAGCTAGGTCTATCTTTGTGTCTTCTTAATATATCCCCTTTTTTATATAGTCTTGCATAAGAGTATGTTGGTATTAATCTAAGCCCTGTTTCTTGCTGCATTTTTGGTAATACTTTCATCATTAAAGTCTCCATCGCAGGATCGGCATAAATAGAATAGGTATTTGGAACTTGTTTATCTGTCCATGTTCCAAGTAAGCCTGTGTCATAAGTTATATTTTTTTCATATAAAAATTTAACTGCATCTCGTTTAAGTAAAAAATAGTTAAAGATAAAATTAGCTAATTCATAACTAATTGCATTTTTAATTACTTGGTATTTTTTATATTGAAATATCATAGCATTATAAAATTAAAAGATACGGATATTCTTATATCATTACTTTGATTAGTTTCTACTTGATGCCATAACCATGAAGGAAACACTATAAGTCTTCCAGGGACTGGTTCATAATAAGATTCTCGCCACAACTCACTAGGTAATTTTTGTTTTTTTCTTGTTGGCATAACTTGCTGTGCTCCAGGTCTTGGATCTATTACTTGAAGTCTTCCAGAATCAGGTGTTGCTTTTACATAATAAACACCAGAAAATAATGAGTTAGGATGTATATGACCATTGTTATATCCACCAGGTGGATTAATATTAGCCCACATATTACCTAATCTAGGTTTTATATCCAAACGCTCTTCTTGAATAATTTCTTCTTGCATTTGAAATAATTCTTTAATTAAAGGTTCGTATTCTTTTTTATGATTCATGTCTGTTTGTGAGTGCCAACCATTCCTATTAGTTTTACTTACACCTTTATCTTGATTACTCCATTGAATTATTTGCTTTTCTAAATAAGGATTTAATTCATTAGCATTGGGTAAATCTTTAATATAAATAATAGTTGGAAATAAATATTCTTTAATCATTTAAAAGGTTCTCCTCCAAACCACATAACGAGTGATTGTCTAACACCACGTGTAACAGGTGCTACTCTATGCTGTAAGAATGATGCAAATATTATTGCATGACCTTGTTTAAGTTTAGCTGTTTTACCAGGTGACGTTAATTCTAAATCCCCTCCTTCAAATTGATTTTCAGGAGATAATAAACAAGTCATAGATATTTTTCTCACTGGTGGTTCATGAGACATATTAACATCTGTATCTGTATGCCAGTCATAGAATCCTCCTTCAGGGTATTCTGTAAATTGAGCTTGCTCTGTTATTTGTATGTCACCAAAACCGAAATGATTTCTATTTGCTTTTTGAATAAAACTATTTAAATCTTTATACATTTCTGGCATTTCATCAAAAGGAATCCAACCAATAGTTGTAACTCTTTTTTTTGTATCTGTTCCACCACCTGGCCTTCCCATTCCAACTTGTGCTTGTTGAGGTTTTTGTCTGTGACCACATTCAATTATTTGTCTACATTGATCTGGTGTAAATAAAGGATTAGTTGTCTCAACTACCCAGCTTTTCCATTTAGGTTCTGATATTATCATCCTGCGCTCCTGTTTTGAATTGGGTCATATTGTACATCCATGTTACATGATAAAGTTCTTCTTATTTCATTTGTACTATTAAAAGGATATACGCAGTGTCTTATGTCATATGGAAAAATATAAAAATTTCTTTCCTTTATTTTTGGACCATAATCAACATTTGCAAATTGTCCTGAAGAGTTTCCCAATATTTGTAAAGATCCATTCATAGGTTTATCTGTTGCTGAATATTCAACACCAGTATCTTTTGGTAATTTTAAAATCATAACTGAAGATAAACCAGTAAACAAAGTTCCTTGATGAATATGCACAGGATTGTATTCATTAGCTTTCATTTCATTAATCCATACAGAATTAATATGCATTTCATACCCTCTAATTTTATTCCAATCTAAATAATGTTTCATAACCATATAAAGCCATTGTCCAACACTATCTGGTAAAAAATTATGTGGGTGCATTTTATTATTAGGAGGACCGTTAAAATATAACGAATGTTCATTTTGAATCTTACCTACTAATTGTGGATTAGCTCTAGGTAATTCATGTCGCTTTGTTTCATAAATATGATTAATAGTATTAAATACATCAAGAGGTACTTCATAACTTAATACTGATTGGCCTAAAAATACAAAATTAAAATTTAATTTGTCCATATTTTTCTCTTATTCTTTTTGGAATTCTTTCAATATAAGGGTTGTATTCTTTCTTAATTTCATTTGTTCTTATAGTATGCATATTTTTACCAACAATACCATCATTATACTCCATTCCATTAACTTGGATTTGATCTAGATCAAAAAACCTGTGTTTAAAATAAGGTATGTTTAAAAATTTATAAACTTTATTTATTTCTTCTTCAGGGTTTTGTACTAAATTATCATACTTTATAAAATGACATGTGTCAGGATAATTAAATGCATTTTTTATAGCCTCTAGTTCCTTAGCAACACTTCCTTTACTATTCATAATCATAGATAATTTTTCTTCATCATTTTTACAACCATATTTATTTGGAAATGCTGTAGGTTCTTTTGTATACCATTTTATATAAGAAGCGAGTACATCCATTAAATCTCTAAGTAACACTACGCATTTAAAAGGTTTTTTAAAATGTTTTTTCATCAATTGAAAATTACCTGTAGTCATAACAGGACCACGATCTATAATATATTTCTGTGGCCAGTTCTTATAGTAATTTACATAAACAGAATCTAGTACATTGTCTAAGGATTGATGGTCTGGAAAGTTTTGAAACACATCCGTTTTTTTTAATAAAAACAAATCTTTCATTATTTCTAATGTAATAGAATTAGGAGTACATGCTATATTAGAATTTTGATTCATAATAGATGTAAACAAGGTATTCCCTGACCTTGGCATAGCAACTAAAAAGAAAAGTTTTTTAACTCTGTTGTCCGATTGAGTTTTTGTCGAATTCCAGTTTGGCATCTTCTTTCTTTTTATTCTCTATTAGTATATCCTTTTTAATTCTTTCAATAGATTGCAATTGACCCAATACATTAAATACTTCTGGTTGACTTGATCCAGATGTTAAAGTTTCTGCCTTATTTTTCATAGTTAAATGATAAGAGTTTAACTGGTGAGTATTTACATCTTTAGTATCAAATGAACCATCATCAAATTTCTTTTTAAATTTAGACCATAGCTTTATTTCTCTCATCCTGTCTCTCGCCACTAGTTGCATGCTTGCTTTCTGATATGTCTTTTCATCTATATCTATCTGTAGCAGTTCTTTTTTTAGTGGATCTTCTTCTTTATCTAACTTCTCTTGAAATTTTTTAATTTTAACTTCAGCTCTTCTATAATCAAAAGAAAGACTCATTAAGTTTTCTAAGAATACATTTTGCTCTCTAACACATTGCCAGTATTTAGCAGCTTTCGTTGGATACTTTGCATCATTTAAAACAGAAAACTGCATTTCAGTCTCCGTTCTAAACATTTGTTTCTTGGTCCAAGTATCTCTTAGCTCTTCTGTTAAACCCTTAAATATTTTAACCTCTTCTGGGTCTAATAAATTATTTAAGTTTGGTGCTTCTTTTTCTATTAACGCTTTTATATTTCTTTTATCTGTCATAAAAATCCTTTCGTTATTTCTAATATACTTATTAATTAATCAAAGTCAATAGTTGACGCTGTATCCGCTGTTGTTTCTCCTGTAAATTCTTCAGTATTAACTCTTCCAATACCTGAACCAGGTGGGGGAGCACCTGCAAATGCAAGAGAATCTGGTGATTGTCCTGCACCAGCAAGGTTATTTCTTGCTGTGGCTAAATTAGGAGCTGTTAACCAAGACGTTCCATCATATTTTTGATAAACACTTTGCGTAGAAGGTCCGCCTGCTGCACCCCAAGCTGCAGTCTGTGTTCCTCCAGAAGCTCCTCCTGATGTACCTGTAAGTTGTGCTGCAACGGTTGTCCATGCAGAACCATTAAATGACTGTACTACAGATGGCCATGCATTTGGATGGTTATTTCCTCCAAAAATTAAACCTGCAGTAGAAGTTCCTGCTGTTCCCATACCAACCATGTTTGAAGAAATAGTTGCAGGAATATTTGTCCATGAAGAACCATTAAAAGTTTCAGTTGTATTTACATAATTAGGAAAAGGCTCAGTACTTCCACCAGCAGCAACTGCTGCAGTTGTAGTTCCAAGAATTCCAGCATTTTCTTTTGCAGTATTTAAATCTCCAGTTTCTGTCCAACCAGAACCATTCCATATTTCTGTAGCACCTGTTTTTCCACTACCAGTATCAGAATTACCTCCAGCAAATATTGCAGCAGTAGAAGTACCAGCTGCCTGTCCTCTATATCTTGGGGAACCTACATCAGCTACTTCTGTCCATGAAGTACCATCATAAATTTCAACATTAGCTATATCAGCATCAGGTGGACCATAACCAGATATGCAAATAGCTGCTTCTTGATCTGCTCCAGTACCTGCTACTCCAAATCTTGCAGTATTTAAATTTCCTCCACTAGACCATGCTCCAGCAGTGACTACTTGAAATGAGTTATTATATTCTTCTGTTAAAGCTGAACTTGATGGACCTCCACCAAAACCTACTACCGCTGCACTGTCTGATCCACATCCTGCTAAATAACGTCTAGCTGTTGCTAAATTAGGTCCTTCAGTCCAGCTACTACCATCATATGTTTCAGAAGTATCTGAGACAGCAGTTATAAAACCACCAAAAACTAAAGCTGAAGTTTGTGTACCTCCGCCTGCTACAGCTTTTCTTGCTGTATTTAAATCACTGACTTCAGTCCAACTTGATCCATCATATGTCTCAGTAGTTCCTGAAACAGCAGTTATAAGACCACCAGAAACTAAACCTGCCGTTTGAGTTCCAGCGCCTGTTAAAGTTCTTCTTGCTGTGTTTAAATCTCCAGATTCTGTCCAGCTAGATCCATCGTATTCTTCACAAACAGCTACATTCGTAGTTGTCATTCCTCCTGCAGCTAAGCCTGCAGTTTGTGTTCCAGCGCCCGCTGAAGCGTATCTCGCTGTTCCTAAATTTCCTCCAGCTGTCCAAGAAGTTCCATCATATTCTTCAGTGCTATTTACAGCAGATGGACCACCTCCAAAAATTAAACCTGCTGTTTGCGTTCCCGCTCCAGTAACATTTCTTCTACCTGTATTTAAATCTCCACCGCTTGCCCAACCAGAACCATTATATTCTTCAGATTTATCTTGAACATCTGTTCCAGAAATACCTCCTGCGGCAAATGCTGAACTTTGTGTTCCAGCTCCAGCTAATTGTTCTTTAGCTACAATTAAAGATGCACTAGCTGACCATGCAGGTCTCCCCACGAATGCTTTTAGCTGTCCTGATGCTGTATTATACCAAACATCTCCTGCTGCTGCAGTCGAAGGTGAAGTTGTATCAGTAGGAACATACTTGACTCTAAGTCCTCTTAATTCTTTGTAGGTAGACATTTAAATTCCTTTAGGGGATTGAAATTGCTGTAGGTCTAGGTCCTCGAATTGCTTTTTGTTCATCAGATAAACCATCCCACTCATTTTGAGCAGCAGTGACTGCTGCGGTAACTAAAGTTTGTGCTTCTGATTTTGTTTTTTCAGTTCCATTTTTATCAGCTAACCAACATGCTCCTCTTTCATTAGCTCCAATAACCCAAACATCAACATAGTCATCGCCATCTTTTCCAGAGTAACCTCTTAGAAAAAAGTTTCTTCTGTCTTCTGCAGTAAAGAATCCTTTTCCAGTGTTTGCTGCTACGCCATATATAAATAGTGCCATATTAATCCTCCTTTTTTACTTTATATATTAATAATATCATAAATCAACTATCAGTTATAGTCTTTAAATTTATTGCTGTTGATTCTCCTGTAAATTCTTGAGTTCCATCTGTATCAGGAGATCCTCCAAAACTTAAAGCTGATGCTGCTGTTCCCGTTCCTCTATGTTTTTGAACCGCAGCTCCTAATGAAGGTCTTGTAGACCAAGATGTTCCATCATAACCTTCCGTTAAGGCAGTATTCGCTGGTGTAGATCCTCCAAAAACTATAACAGAATCAGAAGATGCTCCAGCTGCTGCACCTTGTCTTCTTTTTGTATTTAAAGCTCCACCTGTCGTCCAATTAGTTCCATCATATTCTAAAACTGTTGTTCTTATTGTTGGTGCTGTAAAATCAGTTGAACCCCCTGCTACTATACCCGAAGTTAAAATCCCTGCTGCAGTATGTTGTGCAGCTGCTGCAGGAATATCTGTTACTTCAGACCAACTACTACCATCATATTCTTCAACTTGACTTATTGCAGTTGAAGGAATTGTAGAAGCTCCTGCTACCATAACTGCTGCTGTTTGTATTCCAAAACCAGATCCATAAATTTTAGCAGTATTTAAATTTCCTCCAGCTGTCCAAGATGAACCGTCATATTCTTCTGAATTGTTGGTAAGTGTTGTGTTACCAGTTTGTCCACCAAAAGCAAGTCCTGCAGTTTGTGTTCCACATCCACCCATATATCCCCTTGCTGTACTTAAATTTGGACCTTCTGCCCAAGATGAACCATTATATTCTTCTGACTCTGCATCAAAACCAGGATCACTATATCCACCAAAACCAAGTCCTGCAGTTTGTGTGCCAGCTCCACCCATTGCATATCTTCCTGTTCCAAGATTTCCACCAGAAGTCCATGCACCAGCTGTGATAGTCATAGCTGTAATATTAAATTCTTCTGTAGCAGATAGACCTGGATCTCCCCCAAAGGCTACAGTTGTTGTTGAAGTTCCCGCACCTCCTAAATCTGCTCTAGCTGTTGCTAAATCTGGTCCTTCTGTCCAACTTGTTCCATTATATGATTCTGCAGTTCCTTGTGTTGCACTTGGGTTAATTCCTCCAAAAGCTAATGCAGCAGTTTGAAGACCATCTCCTGTTACTTTATGTCTTCCAGTATTCATGTCTCCTACTTCTGTCCAACTTGTTCCATCATAAGCTTCTGTAATACCTGTGTATTGTTCTGGAGCATAAAATCCTCCAAAAGCTAATCCTGCAGTTTGAATTCCTGCACCACCTAATTGTCTTCTTGCAGTATTTAAATTATTTCCTTCAGCCCATGAGGAGCCATCATATTCTTCAGACTCATTTAACTGAGCTGTATTATTAAATCCTCCACCAATTAAACCCGCTGTTGAAGTTCCAAGTGCCGACAACATTCCTCTTGCTGTATTCATATTAGGTCCTTCTGTCCAACTTGAACCATCATAAGTTTCGCAGTTTGTTACAAAAGATGAAGGAGGTTCTCCTCCCATAGAAATAGCTGCGGTTTGAGTTCCTGTTGCTCCTTTACCACTTCGTGCAGCTACCATATTTCCACTTGTAGCCCAACCAGAGCCATCATACTCTTGCGTTGTAACATTTGCAGCGGTTCCATTATGACCTCCGCAAGATAATCCTGCTGTTTGAATTCCACATCCAGCCACGCCAGATTGACCTGTAATCATAACAGAACTAGACGACCAAGCAGATGTTGAAATTGCTACTTTAAATTCTGAATCAGTATTACTATAAAAAACTTCTCCTTCACCTTCAGCATTACTTAAATCTGTAGTAAGAAACTTAATCTTTTTTCCAAATATTGCTTTATAATCTGTCATTATGATGTATCCGCCTTTCTTACTGTTGCTGCTCTAGTCCATTCTTCTGTTGCATTAGAATGTGGAGGTTGTCCTGCAAACACTATACCTGCAGTTGAAGTACCAAATTTACCACATGCTGCAGCGGCTATAGTTTGTGCACATGTAGCGGATAACCTAGACCAAGAAGTACCATCGTATTCTAATATATGATTTGTTTCTGTATTTGGTGGACCATAAACATATGCTCTAGCTGCTAGTGAAGCTGTTTGTGTTCCCCACATACCGTCTCCTAGTTGATAACCATCTGGTAAATTTGGTCCTGAAGAATAATTAGTACCATCATAAAACATAGATCTTTCTGCTATGGAAGGATTAGGTTGTCCTCCAGCTATAAATCCTGCAGTTTGTGTTCCACAAGCTCCATGCATAGATGTTTTTGCTGGAGTATCTTCAACATGGCTCCATGAAGAGCCATCAAATTCTTCTGTTTTAGCACCAGGAAAACCTGATGGACTAGGAGCTTCACCTCCATATATAACAGCGGCAGTAGTCGTACCACCTCCTTGACATCCAGTTCTTTCAGTATTTACATCAGGTCCATCTGTCCAAGAAGACCCATTCCAAGTATAAGATTCAGCCATTGGATAAGGAGATCCTAAAGCAAATATGGCTGCAGTTTGCGTACCTGATCCAAACATACTTCCTTTAGATACTGGAGCATTAGTTATAGCAGTCCAACTAGAGCCATCATATGCGGCAGCAGTATTTGTTGCAGTAGTTCCAGGAGATAATCCACCTGTGCCTAGTGCAGCTGTTTGTGTTCCAGCTCCAGCATGTGAATATACTGATATTGGATAGTTACCACCAGATGACATAGCACCAATTAAAGGTGTTACTTTCAAAGTTTGACTAACAGTGTTATACCAAATCTCTCCTTCAATAGGATTACTTGGATCACTAGATCTATGTTTAATTTCAAAACCGTGATCAGTTTTATAGTTTCCCATTTATTCTCCTTAATTATTCGTTAGGAGCCATCCCTGAGTACTATCAGTAAAAACTAATGTAAATGCTGCTCTTTCTGTTGCAACTGTTAAATCTTCAGAAGCTCCGTGTATTTTTTGTGAATTTCTTCCAACTGTACAGTTATTAGAATCAAATGTTCCTGCATAATCTATAACTGTAACACTATCTCCAATTGAAGGAGAAGCAGGTAATGTCATTGTAAAGGCAGAAGAAGTTGTATTTACAAAATAACCTCTTCCTGAAACCATTGTAGTTGCCCCTGTAACAACAGCTTGCCAAGAAGTACCACCTGGATTATATGTTTTTAAATCTGATGCAGGAATTTGTTTTGTTGTAGTTCCATCTATAACAATTATTGCATCAGAATCTGCTAATGTAATAGAAGATGTAGATTTAGCTGAACCATCTAATAAATTAAGTTCTGCTGCTGTTGAACCTACAGCAGTACTTCCTAATGTAAACTGTCCGTCAGGTACAATAAGTCCTGCAGCTCCAGCTAATATTAAATCGTCTGCTGAAGTATCCCACAGCATGTACGCACTTGCTGTGTCTCCAAATAATTTTACATCATATCCTTGGTCATCTGCTCCAACTGTAAATGTAGAATCTAATTGAACGGCACCATCAATATCAACTGCGTCTAAATTAGCTGTACCATCAACGTCTATATCTCCAGCTAAATCAATTCCAGCAGCACCTGCTAAAACTAAATCATCTGTAGATGCATCCCATAACATGTATGCACTTGCTGTAGCACCAAAAAATTTTACATCGTAGCCTGTATCATCAACACCAACTGTTACAGTATTATCTATTTGAACGGCACCATCAATATCAACAGCATCTAAATTTGCAGTCCCATCGACATCAATATCACCAGCTAAGTCAATTCCAGCCGCTCCTGCTAAAACTAAATCATCTGTAGATTCATCCCACAGCATATAGGCACCCGATGTAGCACCAAAGAATTTTACATCATGTCCTGTGTCATCTACTCCAACTGTAACTGTCCCTATACAAGTTAATGCAGAACCTGTAAAAGATAAATTTGCTTCACCATCTAATTCTGTTGTCGTAGAACCAATAGTTGTTAATCGGTTAGCTGCTTGATTGTTTAAAGCTGTAATTGTTCCTGATACTGTAGTCCAATCTAAATTTCCTGAACCATCAGTTTTTAATAATTGATTAGCACTTCCATCCGATGTTGGTAATTCCCATGCTGTGCCTCCAGAAGCAATTGTTAACGCAGATCCTGAAGATGAAAGATATTCACCACCAGCTGCATCATATAAATATAATTTTGCTGCACCTGCTAATATTAAATCATCTGTAGATTCGTCCCAAAGCATATATGCTCCAGAAGTTGCTCCAAAAAATTTTACATCATAACCAGTGTCATTAACACCAACCGTTACAGTGTTATCAATTTGTACAGCTCCATCAATATCAACGGCATCTAAATTAGCAGTACCATCAACATCAATATCACCAGCTAAGTCAATTCCAGCAGCACCTGCTAAAACTAAATCATCTGCTGAAGTGTCCCATAACATGTATGCACTTGCTGTATCTCCAAAAAATTTAACATCATAACCTTGATCATCTGCCCCAACTGTAAATGTTGCATCTAATTGTACAGCGCCATCAATATCAACTGCATCTAAATTTGTAGTTCCATCTATATCTGCATTACCAGAAATATCTAAAGTTGTTGCATCTAATTCTCCTGCAACTGTTAATACACCACTAGTTAATGTTAAAAGATCTGTGTCACTTGTATGTCCAATTGTAGTACCGTTAGTAATAATATTATCAACGGTTAAAGTTGAAAGAGTACCTAAGCTTGTTACATTGCCTTGTGCAGCAGTTGCTAAAGTACCTGTTAAAGTTCCTGTTACAGTTAAATTATCTGCAACTGTAACTTCTGAAGTTGTATGTCCAATCGTAACAGCAATACCTGAAGTTTCTGTTGCAATTTTTAAAGCACCTACAGCGTTTGTAATATAAGAATTTGATCCATCATGATACATTAACATATCATTGCCAGTACCAAATTTAGCATTGGCACTATCAGCAAAAGTTGCATGAGATCCTGTTAATACATTAAAGGCATTAGCTGTAAATGTAAAATCATCAGCTCCTGCAATTTTAATATCTATTTGATCATCTGTATCTGCTGTAATGCTAGTATCGGCATCAGCATCTAAAATTAATTCATTACCATCTAAATCATGATCTCCAGTAGATGCAATACCTGAATCAACTAAATTTGGATTAGTTGCATGATCAGCAGCAGCGTAAACAAGTTTAGTTCCTTTATCTGTTGCTGCAAAAGTAACTGAACTTCCTGATCCAGAAGCGTATTTAAATTGAACTGTATAAGCACCCGATGTACCATTAACCAAAACATACATCTGTTGAACATCTAAAGGAATTGTTACAATTTGGTTTCCAGTAATAGTTCCAGTAAATTTTATAACTCTATGTCCAAGAACTGCACCTGTTGATCCATCAGAAACAGATAGTGTTGTAGTATCCGCTGAACCCGCAATGTCTTGTTCAGTATAACCACCAGATATTTGTTCTATAATTTGTAAATTAACATTAGTCTTCGTACCCCAATTACCAGCGTTCTCGCCGGTTGTCATTAGTTCTGTACCAAGACCTGTGTAACTTGATGCCATTTATTCTCCTATGCGCTTCCTACAAATACTTCTACATCAACAGAAGATGTATCTGCAGTTGCTGTAATATCTACTAAATCATTAAATGATACTGTTAATGCAGATCCACCCGCATGCATCGTATCTACAACACCACCACTATTATCACCTGGATAAATAAACGAATGACCAGCGTCAACTTTAATTGCAAACTCTGTACTATCTTCATCTCTAAATGTTAATGTAAGATGGTTACTTGAATCTAAATTTGTAATTCTAATGTATCTAACATCATCTTCATCAAATTGACCTGCTAAATAACTTTTTGATAAATCTGTTGAAGAAGCTGTAGCAAAACCTAGTAAGCCTGTTTCAGTAGTTGAAATGGTTACTATTCTTTTAACAATTTCATTAACACTAGAAATATCTAT